CATTTAAACAAGCAGAAAGAACGAGTTAATGCAGGCGCACAGATTAAAACAAGCGACCCAGTAAATTCACCAAGCCACTATACTAACGGTTCTGTTGAATGTATCGATGCAATCGAATCAATGCTAACAAAAGAAGAATTTATCGGATTTTTACGCGGGAACATATTAAAATATCAATGGCGTTATAAGCAAAAAAACGGTGCTGAGGATTTAAAAAAAGCGCAGTGGTATTTTGATAAGTTAAAAGAAAAAGAGGGCGTGTAATGTATGAATTTAAAAGTGGTAAACCATCAGGCGGCTTGCGTTATCAAGCCATGCGCGATTATTTGATAAAATTAAAATGGTTTGCGGATAACCCCATGCAACCCGTGTTTATAAGTGAACGAAGTCAATGAAACCACGTTTAAAAAAACTAGGCAATTTATGGTTATGCTATACACAAACAACCATAGTTTGCACTGGTTCAACACCTGAGCAAGCCTATCAAAAATGGATGATTAAAAATAAAGCCGCTGAATAAGCGGCTTTTTTATTAAACTTCTAATGCTACATGAAATAGGCGTTTTATCCACCCTTTACCGTAAACATCAAATCCTTTTGTTTCAGTGTAGCGCAATGCGCGGTAAGTCAAAAATAAAGATAATTCTTCATTGCCGGATTTAGTAAATGCAGCGCGACTTCCTTTGCCAATAATACCATCGGCTTCTAAGTTACAGGCTTTTTGCGCTAATTTAATAGCCGTTCCGACACCTTGATTTACTGCACTATCAAATAGGCAAAGTGCAAATGGATAAGGCAGTGCATCGCAACCAGCTTTAATCCAATAGTCTTTTAAGTAAATTTCTTTAGCCTGTGCAATAGTGAGATTTTTAATATCCACGTTAGGATAAAACTTTTTAGCAATGCCAAACTTAGTTTCACCACCACTATCGCGGGGATCATTAACATAATCACCTTCACTTCCTAAAATAATTTCAAATGCTTTATCAAAATCGCTCATTTTTTTGCCCTCATAGAAAGTACCGTAATTAATTTTTGTGTTAAGCGAATCATATCATTATCGAGCAGGCGTATTTGGTCGATTAATTCAATCAGCGCGTCTGTTGTTTCGCTAAGGATTGGCTTAACAATCGATGTTGCCCAAAGCCAAACGAAATAGACAATGTAACCCATGCTCCCCGATGCAATAATGGGGAATCCATATTGGTTGATATACTTAGCTAATGCGTCAACATCCATTAGTCAATTCTCTTTTCTTGCGGGTTATTGAACCTTGCCACTTTTTCTTTTTCAATTGGCATATCAAGCGTTTCTGTCATTAGCACGTCTATTTTTACAATATCCTCTGACATAGCGGTAACACGCCTATCAAGTTGCTTGATGATACCGATAAGGCTTTTAATCTTTTCAAGTACGCTATCAAGCAAAAACTTAATGGTTAAAAAAACAAAGTACATACCGACACAGGCAGCGGCTATAGGAAAACCTACATCCGTTGCAAACTGTAAAAATTCCATTATTTACTTGTCCACCAAGCAATAAACGAAAACAACGCGCCAATGGTGAATACAATGCCGCCAATAAACCCTTTATAGCGTGTTTGCTCGTTCTTCATTTCTTCGAGAGTGGCAATTATGGCATCGAGCTTCTTACCACGATCTTCAAATATTTCTTCGAGGTTTTCAATTCGTTGCTCTACTTTAGCAAGGCGGCAGGCTTCGTTTGGCATGGCAATATCCTTATTTTTTTTTAGATTGAAATTTATGCGCTTTCTTATCGGCTTCTACAAAATCCTTATTAACAGATTGGAGCATACCTACTTTCTTTGCAAACTCTGGACTATGCGCTACTGCTTGCATACGTTTGTGTTGCGCTTTTGATTTAGACGGCATAATTAAATTCCTAATAAGATGGATACCATTTTCCTGTTGTTGCGTCATAAGTTAGTATTAACGCCTTTGATACAACCGCTGTTGTTGCTATCGCTATGTTCCCACTTATTCCAGTTAAAAATAAACCAGTGGGAATTAATGTAATTTGAGTGCTATTTTTTACATTTGGTGGCACAACTATGGTATTAATAGTTGTTGTTCCGCTAACAAATGAAACTTTAGTTGCAATTGAAATAGAAGATGCAGATGCAATAGTTGGAGTTTGACAAGCGGTATCTTCAATACCTAAATAATCTAAATAAGCAAATCTCCCTAAATTATCATTTGTTGGTACTTGATTAGGTGCTGTTCCTGTGAAACTTGCCATTATTCACCTGCCCAAACACGGTAATGTGTTGCTGGTGCTGCGATTGAAGGTAAAACCTCTTCTTGTTCAGCAGTTAAATCTGCTTTTAAATTAGCATGCCAACCATCAACTGCTGCCGTTTCTGGATAATTTAAGTTGTTTTCGGTTTGTAAAGTTTTACCAGTTGGTTTGTAAATCAATCCAATCACATCTAAAGTAACTTTAGGAGCGAATACGATTTCTTCCGCAATGGTTTCGCTTGTTGCTAATCCAGCAGCAATCAATGTGGCTTCAAGTTCAGCTTGGCTTTCAAATTTCAAATAATAGTTTTTCATTGTTTTAACCTGTTGTGATTGATTGCAATTCAGCATTGCTTAAGCGTTTAGGGTAATAGGCTACTTTGGCGATGTGACCGTTGAGCCAATTGAAACCCATTCTATAGCCTATACCCATACTAGTGACCCCGATTGGTAAAGCACCACTCGAATCCGTTTGTGGACTTAAGGCATTTAACGATTTGGCAAAATCATTTGCTTTATATGTACCGGCAACTAAATTCATGTTAGTTGTTGAAATTGATCCGCTTGAATACATATCAGCAACTGTTACATTACCAGAACGAATACCGAATGTTTCAAAGTTATCTGAGCTCTGTGTTAACTGATATATCTCATTATTAAATGTCCCATCATTTACATCAATGGTACAAGGATAATTACCGCTACTATTTGTTGCATTTTCATACTTGTATTTGATAGCAAACGTCCCCTCATCCTGCCGATACCAACTCGAAAAGTTAGTTCCAGTCATCACAGCATTATCAGCCGCGCGTGTTGCTTGTGCTGAGGTTGTTGGAATGTAGCTAGTTGCAAATGCGCCTTGTTCTAGTTGTGCGCCCCAGATGTAAATATAATTTCCACCTATATCTGTATGAACAACATTGCCAGTTATAGTATCTCGAATGCTTAAAAGCAATGCTGCACGATTAGAAGTCGGAGAAACGACACCAGATACAGATAATTTATACCAACCGTTCCCACAGTCTGCTATAGAAGAACCGAAAGATACTGCCGCACCTTCAACACTAGTAGCAGAGTCGCTTAACCCAGTTTGTAAATTTAAATAGCAGTTAATACGGTTTGAATAATTTGTATCATCGCATAAATCGAGTCTAATACGCATTGCTGTACCAGCTTTCAAAAATATACTTGTTGTACAAGTGGTACCAATAGTGATTGCTGATGAATTCGCTATAAAATAATCTGTATTAGTACCAGCAACAGTTGTCATCGTATCTGCAGTAGTTGTCCCATCGGGCGAAGTTGTAGAATTCGCCGCAACAGTTGCTCTTGGCTTATACCAAGCCGCATTATCAAAATTCTCACTATAAGTCAGCAAATTAGTACGCTGTTCTTCAATCAACAAACCTAGCGATTCACCTGTAGTTGGGTTGTAGTCAAAACGCGCTTCACCACTAGCCGCAGTTTTAATCAACCCATCATAACCAGTGTAAGTGGCAGTAGACGCACGAGTAAACGTAATACGCGGATCAAGTGTTTTGCTATTGGCAAAGTCAAGTAAGAGTGAAGGACGGATAGATGCTCCAGTGGACGCAGGGTTAAAATTAACCCATGCGCTTCCTGTATAAACTTTCATTGCGTTTACAATACTATTCCAATATAACGCACCAGTAAGCAAAGCGTTTCCGTCATTATCAACCGTCGGATCAGATGTTTTTGCGCCTAAATATCGATCATCAAATGAATCATAACTATCCGCTGCCGCTGTTGCACTACTTGCAGCTGCTGTTGCGCTTGCGGCAGCCCCGCTATCGCTTACATATAAATCCCAACTAGCCGTTACTGTTGGAGCGTCAGTTGTCGTAGTCACTTTACAGATATAAAGTGAGTTATTATAAGACA